TTTGCGGTGTGGGGTGTCTTGTCGCCGTGGCGGTAGTGCGTGGACTCGCGTAGGGGGTGCCCCGGCTCCCACTCACGGATCCCGCCGCCTGCCGTGCCGTCCGGCTTCTCCACCAACTCCGGATGCTCATCCGCCAGCTGCTGCGCAATCTTCGTCGCGGTCTCGGCTTCGGCTTCCTGCTTTGCCTGCTCAATGGCGGGTTGTGCGGCGCGGCGGTCTTTTTCGGCAGTAGCCACCCACGCTTGGAGCTGCCGAAAATCATTATCGTCGAGCTGCTTAATCTGGTCTTGCAATTCTTGAATACTCATTTATTATCCTCTCAAAAGGTAGACGACTTGCCCAAATATCCGCGCATTAGGGGATACGTCAGGGGATGCGAGCATTACATTTCCCCAGTTGGGGATCATTATTGGCGCCACTGTTTTTGTGTCTAAGTCGTACCCAATTCCGCGAGCGTCCATTTCCGGCTTATAGGGGGCCGGTAGGGAAATTTCTGACCCGTTCCAGTCGGTGAGTGTTAACTGCACTACCTGCCCGATACGGATAGCCTTCCATCCTTCGCCTGAGATAGTGTTAAATTTCCGAGTGATATTAGCGGTAGCTTCAGTTACTGCGAGGGACTGCGCGGTTCTTGCAGCACTATCTACGTAGTCTTTATTGGCAAGCTCGCGTCCCTCGGTGGGCGCGTTGTAGTAGAAGATCTTTCCGTCGCGGTCGCGGCCCTTGATAACCTTGCCGCCGAATTGAGGGTCGCCCGCATCATTCACTGCGTCCGTAATATCAGCCGACGTGGACGCGCCACTTTTGCCAGGCTCACCTCTCGGCCCCGTGTAACCTCTAGGCCCTCGAGGGCCAGTATCGCCCGGATCGCCCTTTGGTCCACGTGGCCCCTCGGGACCAACGGAACCTTGATCTCCCTGCGGTCCGCGCGGCCCTGTAAGCGACGGCGATAACTCCCCATTGACCGACAGCTTGTCGCCAACCCATTCAGTTGAACCAATGACGTTTTGCATGTCATTTTTAATCTGCTCAAACTTCTCCACGTTCGCTTGCTGCTCAAGCAGGGCCTGCGTCGTGCTTGCGCGAGTAGACTTCAAAAGCGACTGGATGGACGATTGCATTACTCCGAGCTGGTTACTCCAGTTGCGTGTAGCCTGCTCGACAGCTTCATTAAGATTCTTTTGCGCGTCGGAAACAGCGCCATCAAGATCACCCTTGGCGGCGACAACACTCTTGTTTAAGTCACCCTTGGTTCCGCTGGCAAGGGCTTCAATTTCCTTCTTAGTCTCCGCAGCCTTGGCTAACGCTTCCCGCGCTTCCATCACTGTGCGCTGCGCGTCTGAAATGATAGGCGGGTCGTACTCAAACGCGTCCACCATAAGCTCGGACAGGCGCACATCGCCACTGCCCGCCGGCACGTTAACCGTAAACGTGTCCTGGCCCTGCAACTGGCGCACGTGGAACTGAATAACGATCTGCCCAGGCTCCACACCGGAGATCTTTACCGGCCCACCGTTGAAGTAGAACGTGCGCGGCAATGGCCCGGTCGTCCAGCCGCCTTGCGTAGACGCGCGAAACTCCGGCGCCCACACCATCACCTTATCCCTGCCACTTGGGTGTTCGCCGGCTGCTTGCCCAGCGAAATCACGCAAGTCAATAACTACTGTTCGTGCCATAACTACTCTTCCCTCTCAATCCAATTCACGTCAGCCCTCCAGCTAGAGACCGCACGTTGTGATGCGCTACTGGCGGAACTGTAAACCTGAAAGTCCAATGTGTCGCCGGCGGAAAGTTCAACCGACATAGGCACAAGGCCCTGGACTCGTTGTCCGCTTCCCAAGAATGTGAGTGGGCCAAGGCCACTTTCAGGTCCAACTACGGCAAGTGGAGAAGAATTTTTAGCGACTTTCAGCCCGTATCTATCGCCATGAGTTGTCGCCCTCCAAGTCGCCTTAAAGGCGATAGCGTACGTAGCGTCTGTGGGTGCGGTGAAACTTTGCACCGTGTACCAGCCCGACTGGAAGGGCTTAGCCGAGCCGCTAAACGTACGAGACTTTGGCACGCCCGCAACGACGTAATAGTCAATCGAAATCGCCTGCACCGTAGAGTCACTGCGGTTCTGCCAGTAGTCCGGGTAGACGTCATAACCGCGATAGCCACCGCGACCGGGAATGTTGACCTGCTGCTCCCACGAGTACGAGTGACCTTGATAGATCCAGTAGGCACGAATGACGGCCTGCCCTGTCCACTTCCCGTCGGCAACGGCTTGCGCCGAACCTGTATATAAACGCCAATGTGCATTACGTGTAGCCGAGTCAGCTTGTTCACGCTGGCCGACGATCTTGCGCGGAATATACTCGTCCTGCTTGTTGTTGAGTTTCATCAGCTCAATATCGGCGTCGCGTAGCTTGTCGATATTTTCGCCCATCTTCTTATTGATTAGATCCTGCGAGTCCTCCCACGCAAGACGGTCCTCGTTGATCTTATTCTGGATAGCCACCCAGCCCTCGGTCTTATCGTTCCACTTCTGCTGCATGTCCCACAGTGCGTCATTATTCTTGCGATACCACTGCGCAATCTTGAACTGCTCGGAAACGAAATCATTGAACGTGGCCTGGTCACTATTAACCTTTACCTGCGAATTAAGCACGGACTCTACACGCGCATTCCAGTTCTTCTGTAGTGCGTTCCACTCTTTCTGCAAGTCCCACTGGCCTTTATTCCACTGGTTGTACCAGTTCTGCATGTTAATGACTGCTTGGCCGCGCTCCTGCCAGAACTCGGAAAAGGACTTGCCGTCCGGCGCTTGGGTGAGCTGGTCGATATTTTCCGCGAGCGAACCACCCACAGTCAGACCAGACTTAACCTGCTCAAATACTGCTTCCTGCACTTTGGACAGTGCCTTAGCACTATTCAAGTCCGACTTAATCTTCGTCGCCAGTGCGCTAAGCCGCTGGTCCATTCCAGACTTAAAAGTCTCTAGGGTGTCGAGTCGCTTTCCTAGCTCGGTAGATTGTGCCGTCAGCTCCTGCTTCTGGTCCGCGATCTGCTTATTTAATCCCTTCATGTCCTCGGTGTACTTACCCTGCTCACCAAGGAAACCTTCAAGACGATCAGTTAAACCCTCTTGCTTTTTGATCAGCTCACGGACCTTCTCCTGGTTAGACTCAATCTCCTTATGAGCGCCCTCGATACGGTCAATCATGGGCTGCACATCGCCCTCAAGGTCAGCCGCAATTGGAGAAATAAAATCGGGAATTACCGGGTCAGGGTTCCTATCAAACAGCGAACCGATAAACTTTCCGAAACCGCGAATTAACCCACGTGCGCCCTCTAGCACGTGCCCGAACACGCCGATAGCTAGGTCAACAGCACCGCCCATCACCTTGCCAATGGTGGTGACGATGCCGCCAAGGATGCCTCCAAGACCTTCTGCTAAGGCCCCGAATATGCCGGAGACGGGCGTGCGCTTATGGCTATAGGTGTCTGGCGTATCGTCACGCCGATTAACTAGCTTAAAGCCCGGTTCAACACCTGCCGTAGTCACAACAACCCGCCCTTACAACGTACCTATATAGCTATTATGAGCCTACATGGGCACGGTCGATCCGTACACCTTGTTCATACAGCCACTCGGCAATACGGTTAACCGGCCCGATCATCACCATGTTCACCTCGGGGAACCCGTCCGACGCCGGCACCTTGATATGGCCGAGTAGGTGCGACAACTCCCGCACTTGATCATTCTTCCCCATCACACAATCCTTCCTCGGATAATCGTTTCCTCAATTCCGCGTTGTCCTGCACCAGGCTTAAGTTCTCCGCCAGCACAGAACGCACCTCCGGCAGAAGTTCCTCGTAGCGTGCACGATAAAGCTCCACCTCTTCTTTCAGCACGTCAATCTGTGCCTGGTAGCGCTCCCTAACCAGCGACTCAACCTCGCGCTGCTGCTCAATACTGCGCTGCTTCCTTGTTCTAACCCACTCACCGATAGGCCCCAACAACTTCTGCACCCTCTCGGACACAGTGATGAGAAAGGTCAACACCGCCAGAATGCCCGTCGAATAAACCGCCCAGACGCCCGTAAGGTGTTCCACCTTGCTTCCTCCCTACGCGTTTAATTCCTGGGCAAGTTCCAGTAGAGCTTCCCGCCTGTAATAAGTGGCTACCGCAAAGATCAGCGACATGGCCGCAGTGCCCATAAGCACAGTGACGCCTAGCCGCAAACCTCCAGGATCTGCATCCGAAAGCTGCTTTACCAGCGAGCCAACACCGATCATCAGATTGACCACGAACAAAATGAGATGCCCCCACATGAGTGCGAGTAGGCGCGGAGGGTCTAGCGATCCGATAGTCACAAGGATGGCGCCCACAGCTAAGGCCAACGCCCACAGCCACAGCGGCGCTGCCGACTCAATCGTGGTCAACCCCTCCGGCAGCGTCTCGCTATATAGCCAGATGTACAGGTAGTCATAGATACGCGCACCCGCGCCTACGAGTAAGGCCACGTTAGCCGCGAGAAACAATCTAGGGCCAAGGCTCACCGCAAGGCTCGGGCGCCCGCGCAGTAGCCACTGGTCAGACGCTAGAAGTTTCCACGTCATAAGGGTCGCTCCGATACCCCGTGCGCGGCGTCAATCTTCGCGGCGATAGCTTCACGAACCATCTGCTGCTGCTTCGACGTGACCGCCGGCTTATACACGCGGATGCCCATAGACTCCGCGCAGCCAATAATGGCAACAGCGGCAACCGTCACCCACTGCGGCAGGTCAAGGCCGAACGACAGTACAACCGACAGCACAGTAACTACCGTCTCCACGACGGAGATAATCGTGCCCCTATAGCGGCGCAGCGTACCCTGCTCATCTTTCTTGTCCTGCAAAGCCTGGGCGACAAAATCACCAGTAGCGTGCGGATTAGAAGTAACCATTACTTTCCCTCCTTGAGTGCCTGAATTTCCTTACGTAGCTCACGCACTTCCTTAAGCGCCTGCTCGGACGCAACCTTCGCGTCATACGCGTGTGCGTTGCCGTTAACGATGTGCTCCCACAACGGCCCCTTCCAGGGCGAACCAGCTACGCGCGAGTTAAACACCGTCTCCAAAGTCTTAGACATGTCCTGCTCCTTAATTGCTGCTTCAAAGGTGGCGCGATTAACCTGCCCCCACCCATTGAGCTTGTTTCGACGCTGCACTCCCTTAGCCGCTTCACGGGTCGCCGCGTCGTACACGCCCGTGACACGAATACCCACCGCCTGCTGGAAAGCAACCAGCGAGCGCATTTTGAAAGTCGGCTCACCATACAGGCCAGAAATAGAGTTCTCCGGCCCGGACAGCGGGCCAAAGTACTCATCACCAGACAGTGACCACGCGTCCTTCGCATGAGACGCAATCGGCTCGGACTTCACCTTGCCCGGCCCCTGATTAATCTGCGCCTGAACCTTCCGGCGCACATCATTCATGTCCACATTTCCTGGGTCCCACTTACCCATATCGGAATACTCTTTATGCCCGACGACAGACTGATTAGCTGTGCGCCCCAGCTTCTTACTGATAGCGGCCATAGCGATGATCATGTTCTCGCGCTGCTTCTGGGTAATCGCCTTACCGTCGTACTGCACCTCGAAACCGATCGTGTGCCAGTTCGCCGCGTCACGCGGAATACCCGGATACGAACCGCTGCCGCCATGCCAAGCAATACCGACGGCCAACACCGTCATAACGCCCTCACGGTTGACGTGGACGTTGGCGATAGGCCCAGCCAGGTCAACGCGCCCGCGCGAACAGAAGTCCGCAGACGTCCCATTACTTCCCGTGTGGTGATACATACTGCCCCATATCCAGCCGAAATCACCATGCCCATGATTCTTCCAGCCAGGCATCTCCACCACGGGTAGGCCGGCTTCGCGCAACACGTCCGCGAGCCACACCGGATCTCCAGTCCAACCCATAATGCCCTCCTTAATCCTCAACTTCACGATACCCCAGCAGGGCCAACGGCCCTAAGTTGCAATATAGTGTCCATTTAGCAATACTGGAATATGCAACGGGAGGAACGCCTTGAACCGTTCCGACTTTGCTCTTAGGTAGTTAGAGACACCCCGCCAACTGCGCTCCCACCCCAAGCGCACGGCGGGGTGTTTCTTTATTCCGCCAAGCTGGCCTTGTTAATCAAGGTAGACAGTCCGGTAAGTGCCTTCATCATGGACTCCTGCGGGTCACGACGCGGCCTATCCGCCAACTGGAACTGCAAGTCAGCGTCACCGGAAACAGACCACTTGTAGTCAACCTCCGTCACAAACGACACAGCGTAACGATCCTCCGGCAACTCCAGGGCAATCATCGACCCGACGTTAAGTAACTCGCCAGGGGCAAACGACGACGCCGAACCAAGCGCCACCTCATGCGAACGCGTAGCACGAGACTTGTACTGCGCCTGTCGCATAAGCATGATCGCGTCCAACGACAAACCAACCGACGGGTTGAACGTCTCAAAGAAACCGAACGGCCCCATACGATCGCGCCTAGACCAATCATCGAACGAGTGATAAGCAAACAGGCGGTCCTCAACAATATCGTCTAGGCCCAAAACGTCGAGCATGATATTAAACGGCGGCGGGATCATCTGGAGCAATACCTTGATCGCCGCAGAGATCACGTCATTGAGCATGTCCTGCGTCTTGCCGCCAACCGTGTACGTAGACGCCGTGGGCTTCACAGTCGTCACAGTCAGGTCGTCATACTGGTCCCGGCGCAGCATGAACTGCGGCTTGCCCCAATAGTCCACAGCCTTATTCTCCGCGCCGTAATCCGTGAAGCCAGTGAGCGTATCCCACGTATCCTTCCAGAAGTCCTTGACTGACTTAATAATCCCTTGCCACAGCAACCCACCAGCGGGCAGCTCGGCGCGCTGCTTAATATCCCAGACGATAGCGGCACGGCCAGAATCATGCCCCGGCGGTGGCGTTTGCCCACGGCCAGGAAGATACACGTCATAGGTAAGCGTTAGACCCTCGGTATTAATCAGGGACTTAATAAGGTCCAGCACCTCGTCCATCTTGATACCAATGATCGTCATGCGCGTGTAGTTATCCGCGCTAGTTGTAGGCGCAACGTAGTGAACCTGCCCGCGAGTCTTTTTACCCATGCGCTTAAAGTTCGGCGCCATGAGCTGTTCCTTCAAAAGGCGAGCAACGGGGCCTGCCGCCAGGTCAATCTTCGAGATCTGAAACTCCGGCAACAGTCTAGGGTTCGGCCAACCAAACAACTTCTCCAGGTGCTTCTCCGGCGACACGGCAGACAACTCTAGGTATTCCTCCGTGCGAGTCCACACCTCGTCAGTGTGGGTTACGAACCACATTGTCTCCATGCCGCCAAGCTGCACCACCACAGGGATAGACGCGTCCGGGTGCGCATTAGCAAACAGTGAGAACATCACGTCATTCATAGGCACGCGGAAAGACAGTTGGCCCACGTCGTTGAGGATCACCTTGTACTTCATCTGCATGACCTGCGGAATAATCACAGGGTTCTTGCCGTACGGATCCAAAGCAATAACTGTAGGCGCCGGCGCAGCAACGTCGCGGAACGTCTCGTCTTTAATCCGCTTGAGTGTTTCGTAAGACATGTCTAGTACAGTTCCTCCCAACGTGGCGGCATGTGGACAGTGAACTTTCCGGTACGGTTAGACGACAGGTTGAGCTTGGCGACACCGCCGGCGGGCACAGTCAGCCAAGGCTGCTGGTGCCAGCTAGTAATGATCGGGCGCACGCCACGAGACTCGGTAATGGTCAGCTCGTTAGGCGACAGGTCAAACAACGCTTCCCCATTGACCTGCGCAGTAAAGTCCACGTCTCCGCTAAACCGCAGCGTAGCCGCCGGTCCACTCCAGTGAACTGTAGGCGAGGTAGGCACCTGCCCGTCATTGCGCAGCACACCCTCGGCCATGTTTGAGCTAGACACAGATACCTCCAACGGGTCATAGTCCCCGTATGGAAACGGATCCTCCGCACAAGCAACCACCATGAGCTTCGCCTTGCCCAACGCTATAGGCGACTTGTTCAGCAAGTTCTCAAAGCGTTCCGTCCGGTACACGTCCAAGTACTTCCACTCGCTACGCCCAGAATTAAACGCCAACAAACCAGTGGGCGGCAACTGCCCGTGACGATTACCAGTCAACGGCCAGTCCTCCTTGAACTGCTCAAACACCCGTCGGGTAAGCGCCGGCGTCTCCGCCTTAATATCAAACACCAACTCCAAGTTAAGTGGCTCGGGCACAACAGCCACACGCTTGCGCGTGCGCGAACGCGGAATTTCCCGACTGTGAACTTTCACCCCAGTGCCATATAGGCCCTTAGGTGACGGCATGAGTGTTACCGGGTGGTTCTCCTGGCCCTGCCCATTAAGCTGCCACACACGGCCCGTGACAGGCCCGGTGTAGAGCATTGTTTCCCTCGTTGCGCGCGGCGGCATTAGATACTCCCTACTAGATTCTCGAAACCAACTGTAGCTTGTCGGCGGAAACGGTCCGCAGCGTCCGTCGCATTGTTCGTGACGATAGACGCAATGGACTGATTGACGGTCACACCACCGGAGGTTGCGGTAGTGGACTGTGCCGTGGCGGCACGGTGCTCACGCAGGGCACTAACACCAGCGTCATAGCGCGCCTGCTCCTGCGCGTTGCGCTCATTCTGCGAGTCAATCTCCTTACGCAGACGCTCGGCGTCACCATACAGTTCAGCCTTACGCTTGGCATCCTCGTCCGCCTGCTGGCGCTGGCGCTCGGCGTCCTGCGCTTCGCGCATAATGTCACGCTCTTCGCGGTACTTGTCCTGGTAGTCGCCTTCCAGCTCGCGGCGCCCCTTGTTGACGTCGGTAATGAGCTGGTTGTAGGCGGCAGTGGACGGGTTGAACAAGTTATACAGCGGCGAGTCGGAAGGCTTGGTGACCTTAAGGCCAATCATCTTTGCGCCCTGCTTGGTGTACTCGTCACTCACGGCACGGTGCAGTGCCATGCCCTGCCCCTTGACCATGCCACCTGCTTCAATCCACGACTGCTGGTCCTTCGGGTTGGCTGCGATATGCGCCGCTGCCTTCACCCACTGCTGGGACTCCAGCACCTCCTTAAGATCAATCGGGGCGTTAGGGTCCTCCAGCTTCTCGCCAGTAATCAGCGCCTTCTGAACATTGGCCGGCAGACGACGACGGCGCATGTACTCGTCCTGCGCCCACTTAGGCATAGAGTCATACACGCGCTGTTGCTCCGGCGTCATAGGCGCATTCTCATTCTCCATAGCCCGCAGCATGATCATGGACTGGTGAGACGCTTCACCGCGTTCCATGTAGTCACGCATACCCACGTTGGTGCCAATCAGGCCGGCGCGGTCCACCGAGCGCACAGCATTCTTGTCGTCGGTGTCGGTGTCGGCGTAGATGAACTTGCCGTCTTTGACGCCCACGAGCTTGCGTGCGTAGCCCTCATTCATCTGCTTTTGCAGTTCCTCGCCGCGTCGCTTGGTGGCTTCGTACTCGGCAATGAGGTTCTTGTCCGCAGGGGTCTTTTCCTTTTCGGACTTCGACTTAGCCTTACGGTAGCCGGCTTCCTGGTCGCGGCGCCGCTGCTCCACCTTCTCGTAGGCTTCGCGGGTGGCGCGCTCACGGTTGAGGTCGCGCAGGTATTCCGAGCGGGACACGCCACCATTAGCGAAAGCCACAGTCTTGCCCGTGTGGCCTAGGTGGGTGCCGTCTTTGTTGATCGGGTTGCCGTTGCCGTCGAGTAGCTGCAAGCCGAACTTCTCGGCGGTGTAGCGCAGGATCTGGGTAGATCGCTTGCGCTTGGCGGGGTTGTGCGGAATGTAGGACTCGTCCTCCGTCTCGTTCTCCGCCCACAGAATGTTCGAGCCGCCCTTGGCTACCATTGCCTGCCGCTTCTCAAAGCCACCGGACTCGTAGGCGCGCGCCATGACTGCACCATCAGCGTTTGCCTTGCCGCCACCACCAACACGCACGGTAGTAATCGTGTGGGTGGACGAGGTGTTCATGCCGTTGAGGGACTGGACCTGCCCGATGACGGTGGCGGCATTAGAGGTGATCGTGTGGCGTCCGGTAGTGGACTTCGGAATAGCGTCGATCTTCGCCTTGACCTCGCCAGTATTTTCCGTAACACGGTGACGGCCCTGGGTGGTCTTGCCGTTGAGCGAGTCGTGCTTGCCGCGTGCTTCGTCCACGTTGGAGGTGACGTTGTGCTTACCCTGGGAGGTCTTGCCGTTGAGGGCGTCTTGCTGCCCTGCGGCCTGGTCCACGTCAGAATCGACATGGTGCTGGCCTTGAGTCTGCTTGCCGGACAGCGAGTCGTGGCGACTACGTGCAACGTCCGAGTCGTCGTCCACATGGTGATTACCCTGGGTCTGTTTACCGGACAGGGAGTCGTGGTTGCTGCGCGCCTGGTCGGCGTCATCGTCCACGTGGTGCTTACCCTCGGTCTGCTTACCCTCAAGGGAATCAGCCTTGTCTTTAACCTCGTCAACGTTATCTTCCATGCGGAAGTTGCCGGTCAGCTCAAGGCCTTCGAGTCCTGCCTTTTCGGCAAGGATCTCGTCAATGTTGTCATTGAAGGTAATCTCGCCCGTCTTAGGATCGCGGGTAATGGCGTCGATCTCTTCGAGCTTTGCCAGGGTGTCCTCGTCGTTGAGGTCAATCTTTACCTCACCGTCGATATTCTCGGCCTTGATCTGAATGGCGTCCAGCTTGGAAACAATCTCGTCGGCGCCAACGCCTTCGACGTTGACGGTAACAATCTTGTCCTGCATTCCTTCCAACTGTGCAAGGACAGTATCGAGACCTTGTGCTTCAAAGTTGACCTCGCCAATCTCGTCTTTCTTCGCCTTGAGTACGTCAATGGCGCCTTCAAGGTTGAGAATCGAGTCAAAGGAAATCTTGGATAGGCCGTCGCCAATATCCTCAACGTTGATACCTTCAAGCTCCTGGAACTGGTCGAGGGTATCCTCAAGCCCTTCAGACTCAACAACGATCGTCTTGTCGTCTGGCACATCAACAATGGCGTCACCCAGCGCGGAGAATACCGCAGCGGTTGCGTCACCGGACTGCTTTACGCCGTCGAACCCGCCACGCAGGGACTCGAACAGGACCTGCATCTGGTTCATCTGGGTGAGCGCTTCGCCAAACTCCGGGGTGAACTGGTTGCCGTAACTAGCCTGGTCGTTGAGCTTTTGCTTAAGGTTAATGATCCTATCGAGCGTATCCTCCTGCGCCTTGAGGTTTTCTTCCGTGCCAACAGTCCACGCAGCACTCGGCCCGTCGCCGCCCCACAGGCTCTTGTCGTCGCGGTAGCCACGAATACGCTTCTCAGTCTTTTCGGCACCGTCCGTGTAATCGGACATGTCCTTGAGATCCTTCTTGGAACCTGGACCACCAACGATCTCGTTGGCCTTGTCCATCGCCTTGGAAAAGCCGGCAACGACAGGCTCAATGGACTTAATAATCGGCGTCAGGGTAGACATGGCGTCAGACATGCCACTAATCAGGTCGCTGCCGATGTTGGTGATGTCCTCACCATTCTGACGCCAGAAGGACTGGAACTGCGGGATAGTCTCGGTGACAAACTTCTCGCCCCACTCGCCTAGGGTGTGTCCAATGTCCTTCGTGGTCTCGGCAGTCTCTTGGAAGAAAGAAGAAATACGGGCCTGGCCCTCGCTGGAGTTAGCCCAGTTGGAGAACTTATCCAACTGGCCCATCATGGCACCCCACACACCACCTTCACCAAAGGCAGCATTAGCACCATCTTTCACAGCGCCAAAGAATCCAGACATGCCAGACCACGCGGTCTTGCCAAAGTCGCCAATCTTGCGCAGGCCACTAACAGCGTTATCCATCCACTCGCCCAGCTTGTCCTCACTGCCCCAATTGTTCAGTGAGTCCATAAGGTTAGAGAAGCCATCGCCCAGTGCCGGCATAAGGTGCTCCGCGCCCACGGCAGACGCACGCGCCAAGAAGTCAGTCAGGCTTTCCATGCCTGGTGCCATGCGGGTAAAGCCGTCACCGACAGCACCCAAGGTGCGCTCAATGTTGGACGTGACGGTTGGAGACGCCAGGGTGTCCATAACCGACGTTGCAATATCGCCCAGCCCCTCGGCTACGCGCGGCAGGCTGCGCTCAAGTGCTGGCATAGTAGAGTCGGTCAGCTTGGCGAACGACTCGTCCCAGCCGGCGAACAGCGACTCCTGGGTAGCCTTGCGGATAGGATCCAGCGACTCGGCCAGTCCAGTAAAGCCCTCCTTCATCGCAATCGCATTAGGCCCAAGGTCGGCAGACTCGTCACCCAAGTTAGAGAAGGCCAACGCCACCGCGCCGGCAGACGCCGCCAAGGCAGACAGCATGGCAGGGGCAAACGCCACACCCTGCAACGCCTGAACAAACGGCTCCAGCACAGCCGTAGCCATACCCAGCGAACCGGCAGCAAGGTTACCTGCACCGCCGGCCAGGGCACCCACAGCACCCAGCTTCGCAGCGATACCGTAGCCACTAGCAAGGGTGCCAACTACCTTGCCGCCAATAGCGGTAGCAGGGTTGCCTTTAAGGGCTTTAAGTGCGCCGCCCTTGCCGCCACCGCCAAGCATGTCAGCGCCAGGGGCAGACGACGCAGACGACGCCGCACCCTCAACAGAATCCTTCAATTCCATGACACCATCAAGGGCGCCCTTGGCCGCGTCCACAGACTTCGTGGTTACGTCCGTAGCCTTTGTCGCCCCATCGGTTACCGCGTCACTGGTCTTTAAGAAAGCCTTGCCGGCCAAGTCCACGGTCTTATCCGCAGCCTTACCAATCGGTCGCATAAGATCGCCGGCGATATTCTTAGCCATATACGACGCAGTACCGTCACGACGATTAGGCTTGACCAGACGGTTGACCACCTTTTCAAAGAAGTCAGGCGCATCAAAGTCTACGTCCCGGTCACCACCGGAACGATAGTGATCATCATCGCCGCGATGTACCACCGTCGGCGCCGCGTCCTTCGGGTGCCAATTCTTCATCACCCGGAACTCGTCAGCACTAACCTGCTTCCAATCCGGATCGTTAGCGTAACCCTCAACGTTAAACTCACGCAGCGCACGCTCGAACGGCGTCAAGTGATCCTTCGTCGATACCAGCTCGGACGTAGCCTTAGCCAGGCTCTTCTCCATAGCGTCCATCGACTCATTGAGCCGGTCAGCCTTGGCAACAATCTGCTTCTCAACATCACCGCCAGTACCCAAGCGGTTGTACTCATAGTCAATCGAGTCCGCAATACCCGGCGCGCCGACGCGTGTGTGGTCGTTGTGTAGTCCTAGGCGGCTTTGGCGGTCGTTTGCTTGTTGGTTGAGGAAGTCGGCGTGTAGGCGTGCGTTGTTGGCGAGTGCTTGGTTATAGGCGGCGCTTGCTTGTGCGCGGGTGTGTTCGGTGTCGAGGGTGTCGATTTTGCCGATGGTTCGTCCGCCGCCGATGCCTGGGGTTTCGGTGAGCATGCGGCGCAGGTGGTAGGCGTCGTTGGGTGCCCACTGCTTGTATTTTCCGGCGAGGTCGTCGAGGTGGCCGAGTACTTGGTTGCGGTAATCTTCGACGTTTTTGTTGCGCGTTTCGTAGGCGTCTGCCTTGGCGAGGTAGCGCTTGGCTTCCTCGGTGAGGGTGCGTAGTTCCTTTTCGAGGGTTTGTTGGCGGTCGCCCATGTAGGAGCGCTTGGTGGCGGCGTCGCGTGCGGCGTCTACGGCGTCGGCAATGTCTGCCCACGTACCAGCAGGCACGGCGGTGGTGGCCGGCTGGTTGTCTCCTGCCACGCGGGTGCGGGAGTTATCGACGGTGGCGTTGACCGGCTTGGAGGTAGAGACGTCGGCTACGTCTACCTTGGCTACGTCGCGGTTGTGGTCCGCAGGCGCAGTGGTGGAGGTTGGTGCTACGCCTGCGCCTTTTTGCTGGTTGACGACGTAGACTTTTTGGACCTCGGGGAAGTCTACCTTGACGGGCTTCATCTCGTCCCAGTCAATCTTCGGCAGCTTAAGGTCTGCGAGGTTGTCGTTGACGACGCGCACATTAGTCGGCTTGGTGGTGTCGTGGTCGTCGTCAAGTTGGCGCGCCTTGGCGCCGAACACGTCCTTGGGGTCGAGTTCAACGTCCATGTCCTCCCACGCATTTTGGAAGGCTTGGGAGAGGTCGTCCTGGAAGTTCGACAGGTGAGTATCGCCCGTCATTACTTCCACCATGCGCGGGCGGGTGAGCTTGTCGAGTTGGTCCTCAATCTTTTGGGCGTGGTACTTCGACAGCTCGGGGCGTACGGTGACCTTCTTAGCCATGACGTCCAGGGCGGCGTCGAGGTTGGTGGTGTCAGCGTCCACATCGACCTTGACGCGCTTAGGCTTATCCAAGTCCTCCAACATGCGCTGGAGCTTGGTGGACCCCTTCTCCTGCGAGTTGGCGTAGGTAACGCGCACCTTGGCGGTGTGGGTGGACTCGTGGTCCTTAAGGCGCTTTTCCAGCCGGGTCATGTCCGAGTCGTCTACCTCAACGGGCACGACGTAGCTAAAGGCCGGCGAGCCGTCGTCGGCGGAGAAAGTGCGGTCGAGTTTATCGACCAGTTGGTCTACCTGGGACTCGTCAAAGTCCAGCTCGATAGGCTTGAACTTGATCTGGTCCAGGGTAGCTTCCAGGTCCTCCTGCACGCCGCGCGCGTTAAACGACAGGTCTAGGCGGGCGCGCCCATCATCATCGACGTTGAGTCCCTTAATGAGCTTGTCGATTACTTTTAGCGACTCGGTGGCTTCCGAGGTGTCCGTGCGCACGTGGATAGTAGCGTGCTGGTCGTCAGCCAGGTGCTTAAGCTCGGCTTGGACTGCTGCCTTATCGGCGGACGATAGGCGGGCGCCGACGGTTACCTTGTAGTCTTTCAGGTCGCCGCGCAGGTCACGCTTGAGGTTGTCGGTGTCCGGCTTAAGCCGAACCTTCATATCCTCGCCAGTCTGGCGATCAATCTCCGACTGCCAGCGGTCCTTATCGACCTCCGGGTCTAGTTGAACCTTAGGCTTTTTGCCGGCGAACTTTTCTTTAAGCTGCCGCTCCAGGTCTTTGTAAAAGCCCTTGGTCTCCGGCTGTACCGATACCCACGCGTTACCTACATGCGCGCCTACACCCGCCATGACTTCCTACCTTTCACCAAGTCTCTCCAGTCAAAGCCAACAGTGCTTCGTCTAGAGTCTTGTTAGTTTCTTGCTGCCGCAGCTTCTCCAGCGCCGTCTCCGGGCGAGGTTCAGGCTCCGGCGGCTGGGCTTTACTATTAGCCGCAGTGATGTATAACAACTGGCGCATTAGGTCAATGACCGTCCGCACCGACTGGTAGATAGGCGTCTCGTCCTCAAACGACAAATCCAACTCCTGCTCTCCAGGAATCTTGTACTCGTCGTTTTGCTGCTCCTGCTCTAGCAGATACTCCGCCAAGTCCTCGTCCTTGTACACCAAGTCACGAAAGCGACTAGCGGTAGGCAAGGCGTCTACTAGGCGCAGGAATTTCTGCCACGGGTAGCGGCCACGGAAGAAGTCAAGAATGTCCAACCCGTAATGACGGTGAAAGTCAATCTCCAACTCCGCGCCCGCATACCCCATCAGGCTTATGACTCGTCGGGTTCCTCGGAATCTTTTGGGACTTCACTGGTAAAAGTGAGGTTAAAGTGCTCCGTAATCGCGGTGACAATACCCATCACCACCGGCAACGGCTGGCCCCACAACTCGTCCGACAGGCGCTTCCAATCCTTCTTCGGACACACCGCTTCCAAAAAGCGCCACGCACGACCAATGTTCGGATCCACATTGTCGATAGAAAAGGTAGTCAGAAACAGGCCAGTGGGCACATTCTCAATCACAATGTTCTTCTGCTTGCCCGGCATTTTCAACACGAACGGTTCCAGGTCAAAGTCCTTCAACGCTTCCTTGCGCAAAGACTCAAAACTTACCTCGGCCATTAGTCCTCCAAGATTTACAACAGTAGAAAACGAACTAGGGCCAGTCTAGCCCATATAGGCAGACTGGCCCTAGCCCTAGTGTTACGCACCCGTATAGAGTTCTATTTTCTATACCGGGACACTCATCTTACGCTCCAGCGTTATTCTCCGCGCCTGCGGTCTCGCCTGCGCCTGCGGTGTTGTCAACGCTGCCGCCACCGTTGAGCACGTTGTCGGACTCGGCGGCGGTAAAGCCCATAGCTTCCAGACGCTTCTTAGCGCCAGGGCCACCAAAGAAACGCTTGGAGGAATAGCCCAGCTCGGAGTCCTTAAGCGCGGTCAGGGTTAGCGGGTAGGTCACAGCGTTAGCCGGATCCCACGACTCCGGGCCACGAGTAATCATCACGCGCGGCAGGGAACGACCAAAGTAGAAGGCGTCCTCGCCCACACCATCGACACCGATGAAGAAGGCACGGTACTCAATGGTGCCCGGCTCCGGGTTGTCCTCCAGGGAGATCTCGCCGTTAGCACCCGGCTTAATGGAGTTCATGTAGGCCATGTCGCGGTTAGCGGCAATCGCCAGGGTCTCCTTGCGAGTGTCCTGCAAGGTTGCTTCCACAGTCAGCTTGGAAGCGGTCAGGTCACGGCGAGACGGATCCATCTCGCCCCAGGTCTCGACCTCTTCGGTGGTGTCCTCCGGGGTGAACGTAGGCGCGCCCGCCTTAGCGATACGACCCAGGCCTACATAACCGTCAAGGGCAATCAGCGCACCGTTATCGTCGGTGAACTTCTCCGGGACCTTAGCGGTACGCGGCGCAAGAAGAATGGCGCCGCCGCCCACCATCTTGCGAATAAGTCCGTCCTTGACGTTGCGCAGGGTATCAATCTTTACTGCATCAGCCATGATTAGTCTCCTTCGACTAGCTGTTTACGAAATGCCAGCGAGTACACCATTGCGTACACGCGCTTGCTTCGGTCAATATCGCCCACCATGCGCGGGCCTTCATTCTCCGCAACATCATCGACCAAAATGCCACGGACAGTCTCTCCAGGTAGTTCATTAAGCAGCGAGGAAATCTCCGCCGCCAGCTTCTTCGCGTTCGCACGCGTTTCTGCTTCTACCTCAATCTCAACAGTTGCCCACCGTGTTTCGTCGATAGTGTTGTACCCATTGTCGGTAACAATCGCCACCGCAATGAACTGGTCTATAACCTCCTGCGGTGGCTCCCACGAGCCAATCCACACAAGGTCAGTATCCAATTCATCTTCCAGCAGGTTCATCACCACGTCGTCACACGCGGGGAACTTCCACTCCATAGCCACTACTATCGACCCGCCTTACGGAAAGACCGGACGGCAGCACCGCCGGCGTCACCAAGGAAACGCGGCTTCGCGCCCTCGTTGACGTCACCACCCGTTACACGCAACGCCCTAAACAGGGAACGCTCGGGCACAGGGTTATGCTTACCGCCCAACTCACGCTGCAAGTTATACGGGCCAAACGTCTGCACTACAGACTGTGCGCGGTCGCCAAGGTAAGTGGCGTTAGTGGCGATAGGCATGACCATAACTTGAGACGCGTTACGGCCAGTGCGCTTCTTCGTGCCGGCAGTATATGCCGCCGCCACGGCAGAACCCAGCCCAGAAATATAGGCCAACATGCCGCCACCATTGAGGATCAAACGGTGTTGGCTCGTATCAGCTTCAAAGCGAACTAAAGCCACAGCACATCACCACTTCTCCGCATTGTCCATAAAGCACTTCCAACCAGCAATAGTCCCCGAGGGATACGTGTGTGCAATCAAATCAGTATTGACCAAGTACACATTCCCGTCAGCAACATTAACCAGCCGGTCGCCTTTGCGAATATCCTCACGGTCCCACAGGTACAACACCGCGTCCGACAACACCGCGTACTGGTTGACACCATCAGAACGAACAGCGCCCTCACTGCCACGCAAGCCCTGGACTTGGATATTGCAGCGAGTAACAACACCTACCTCGTTCCACGGCGCGTCACCATCACGGTTATGCCGACCCTTGCGAAATACCTGCATACGGTCACGACCAACCAGCATTACCACTCCACCTCCGCAGAATACGGAGTAGGAAGATCAGGCCGGTTCGTCTCCCAATATCGGTAGCGGTCATGAGACCACACCTCGTCACGCGTGCGGTCCATCGTGCCGAACGACCCAAACTCCAAATCGCTCGACTCCGAATTGCGCTCCAGAATATCCAGCTCGGCCTTCGTAAAAAGACCATTAGCAAACTCGGACCGATCCACACGCGCGGAATAGTCACCAATCTGCTGCTGGACATAACGATCCGGGTTCTTAAACGTACGCAAAGCGGCAGACAAAATCACAGCGGCCACATCACTCGGCACCTTCTCGGGCACCCACGATGTGCGCGCAGCGGACATAGCAATCACAGAAGTATCCTCCAGGATCGCTTCCACCCGCTGCCGCTCCTCGTCAAGCACGTCCCTACCAAGACGGATCTGGAACTGCTCGACAGAAACCAACGCTGCCTTATTGTCCATGCCGCTCACCTACCTACTGACCGGCGGTTGCACCAGACGCAGAAGCGGTCTGTGCGCCAGCCTTCTTCGCGTCCTCAACCTTGTTGCGGTCCATCGTGATCTTCATGGCGCGCAGCAAGTGCTCCTTGCCGTCACCCATAGACACATCAGACACAGCACCAGTGCCCAGGAAGGTGTCCACGATGGAACGGTCCACCGCGTAGTCGGCTTCGTAGTCACGCAGCCAACGCAGCGCAGTGCCATTAGCGTTAGCGGTAGAACCGTAGACAGCGCCCTGCGGAATCTGCGGTGCGGCAGTAGCCAGCACAAACGCAGTGTTGTGGAATACGTATGCCTCGTTCTCCTTGAGGTACGGCACGGTGACAAAGTTAAAGCCACGCAGACGGCCAATCGTAGCGTCACGCAGCGCAGTATTGTCACCGCTAAAGGAAGCGTCCAGAAGGGTCTGCTCTTCCAACAGAACTTCCTCCACGTCCGCGCCGACAGCGACAGTGATGTTCTGTGCGCCCACGCCACGCTTGATCAGGTTGGTGCGCACGCGGTTAAACAGCGACGCCATACCGAACTTGCCAGGGCCATAGAAGTCCTCCGCCTTCAAGGTGCCCTTGATCTTGGAAGCGTCCTCGATCTTCTCGCGGTCCTTGGACAGACGACCATCAGCGTAGGTGGCGTTTTCCAGAAGGCTTACTGCCGCATTCTCCACGTACTCCGCAATCGCAGTGACCTGCGGCTGGAGAATCTGCTGGGAGAAATCGGTAACGTCCAAGCTCAACTGCTCGTCGGTAACCTCCGTAGCCGAGTACGGGAACTTGTCCAGCTTGACGCCAATCTTGCGCTCACGCAGGAAGTCCATCTCAATACGACGGTCCTCACCCACCGCGCGCAACTGGCGGTCGCGGGCCTTAAGCGTACCCGGAACCTTCACGTTAATGGTGTCGTCAGCGGCGCCAGCAAAGTCCATTGCGGACCAGCGCCACATCAGGTTTGCAAGAACCAGCTCACGGGACAACAGGCCCACAGAAACGTCGGCAAACTTCTGCGCCTTAATCAGCTCATGCTGGTGAGTGCCAGGTGCATCGACCATAGCCAAACTCCTTTACTAGATACGTTGAATCTTCTTCAACACTTCTTCGACCGAGAAATCGTCTTGCTCTCCAGGACGTCCACCGGCCTGCCCACGCTGCTCCTTCGGGCGAGACTCAAGCTGTGCCTTCTCCGACGCGCCTTCCCCACGCTCGTCAGACTCGCCAGCCTTATCGTCATCGTCCTGCTTCTGTGCAGACGGCTCCTTCGCCGGGGACATAACCCCAGCCAACGACTCCGCCAGCGAACGTGCGTCGTTCATCCAATCGTCCCGAGACTCACCCTGGAGACGATCAGCCATAGACTCCGGCAAACCAGCTTCACGCGTTGCAGCCTTGCGATACTCCAAGCCCAACTCATTGTTGGCCTTCTCGTACTTCTGCTTCAATCCGTCAAACTCATCCTTAGACACAAAGCCCTCATAGGACTTGCGGACCTCATCGGCCGCAGACTGCTTCGCGCGAGCCACACGCTCTTGAATGATCCGGTCAAACTCTTCCTGCGACTTAGGCGGGGTAAAGCTCGACTGGCTATCCTTCTGCTCCGACTCGGTGGACTTATCCTGCTCTGGCATAGAAGATCCCTCAATTCTGTTCTGCCCGTATTATCTGCGCCGTCGCGCACTAACCATGCACCCGCATGTAACCCCAAGAATACAACAAACACTCCAAATAGGGATACCGACCCTAAAGTAACCCCGGCGCGCCGGGTGTGGTACAGTTGTGGTTGTCGGTTCGGTACGTACCGACGCGTTCCTTTCACTTGGGATTTACCTTTTGGGTTCGTATATTCCACGCATGGGTATTGCTCGCAAAGGAAAGGCCCCGCATTTTCACGTCTACTGCTGCGGGGCCTTTTCTTATGCCTAGTTGAACTCGGGCATTTTAGGATCGTCGAACATGACGGCTTCGTCGGTGACGGGGCCGACGTACATGGACCAGTACTTTTCTCGCTCGTCGAGTGCTTCCGGTGCTTGGTCGTGGACCCATTGCATGAAGTGCTTGTTGATCTCTAGGTCATGGGTGGCTGGTCCGCCTTCGGCAATAAGTTCGTCGAACTCGGCTAGTCCGTCCTCGTAGGTGTCGTGTGTCCACACTGCTGCGGCGCGGGCAATGGTCCACTCGTATTCTTTGGTCCAGTCGGTCTCGCCGTAGCCCTTTTGGTTCCAGCGTTGCAGGCGGTAGTCCAACTGTTCGCGGTAGAAGTCCTTGGGCATGGACATATCTTCGCCGGTTTCTTCCTCCCACAGTTCCATGTGGGCCAGGTGCATCATCAGGTTGGGGATAGTCAGGCGTAGTTCGTCGCGCTCGGTGGATAGCATGTCTCGCTCCAAGTTGTCTAGGTAGTCTCTATCAAGCTCACCATCATGGTAAGCCCTGCGGAAGATGTTGACCTTCTCCTGCCAGGAAATATCAAAGAACCTGCCCGTGGCGTCCTCCCACAGTTTCTGTGCATGGGTGACCGACGGTGGTAGTTGAACGTCAGGGCCAATCATAGATACTGGCTCTAGGCGGCACTGGCACCCGTCATGCACCTTGGCCGAGCCGCCATGAAGTGTGGTGCCGGCAGTAGACGTCCACGTGCGAAAGCGAGCGTTGGACTCGTCCCACGCGCCCTTTTCGTAGACGACACCTTGGGCGGCAAGCATGACACAGAAGGCGCACGGGTTAGGCCCCAGTGCGCGCACATAGCCCATAGCGTGTGCTGTGGCTGCTGCGGCAACGAAACCTTGGCCGGCGTCAGCCAGTGTTACAGCAGCGTTTGTTGAGCGCACCCACGACTTGTCGGCCTGCTTCGCCATGCGGATCTTCTTCGTCTCTTCCAGTGCGCCGGGCGTGTCGTCGCCGTTGACGCGAGTAAGCTGCTGGATCTCCTGGGCCTTCTTCTCGTAGCCCTTCGGACCCTTCCACAACATACGGTTGCGCACGTTCGTCTCATCAAGCGGATACGGATCCGGCATAAGCGTTAGCGGATCATCGCCCGGCGCGCCGTCATAGGCGCCCCAGTCGTCGCCCATGACTTTCTTGACCTCGGCTAAGTCCTGGACCTCGAACTCGTCGCCCACGGCAGACGACTGCACAACCTTTGTGGCCGCGTCAGGAATCTGGGCAACCCTGCCGTTGATTAGCACCTTGGACAGGGCTTCCAGGTCGTCGTCGAGTTGGACATCCAGGCCCGACCATACGGCGCGCTGTCCGCCCATAGGGTTGAGGTGAATCTCCGGGGTGTCCACCGATACGAACTCGATGAAGTAGTCCTGGGCCATTGCCAACGACAACTCGCGGAACTCGTTGATAATATCCACCACCGCGTCCAACCAACGCTTTACCAACGGTGCTGGCACAGTTTCTTTCTTCGCCAACCCCAGCCCTTCCCACAGGCCGCGCAGCACCGTGGCTAAGGCGAGGGATAAAAGCCTGGTGCGCCGGTAATACTTCTCTGTGAGTCCGGCGCCAACTTGAGACCTAGCCATCTACATCACTCATTTACAATGCCGTCGCCGTCACCATCGCGCTTATCCTTGCGCTTCAACCGCGCTATCGTGCGCTTACCAGTCTTCGCGCCACGCTTGGCGTCCCACGGCTTATGCTCCTTCTCATAGGTCTGCGGCGTGCGAACCGCACCCGTATCCACCTGTGGTTCAGGCCCATCTGGAACCTCAATCGACATATCACCCTGCAACGCCATAGCTTCCGTCTCCAGGTCACGCCGGCGCAACTCCTCATGCAGGCGCTTCCACTCCAGAACGTCCGACTGGGACACGCCAGGAATACGACCCCACAGCACCTCCGGCGGCACCTCCAACATCTGCGCCAACTTGCCGAACGCGTCCGCAGTCTGCGCCAGGGAACGATCCTCCACGTCCTCCCACTGGATCACCGCGTCGAAATTCTCCGCTTCCTCACGGTTGCCCTCCAACGCTGCCGCCACACGCAACGCACGCGCATGGGCGTCGCCCCACACGTCACGACGCTGCTTCAACTTCTCACGCCACGGACGATACGAGTTAGTAATAGCGTCCGCGCCCAAGTTGATCATCTCGCCCGTCAACATGGTCATAGGAGTCTGCGACACCGCAGACAGGTCAGAACGATCCGTTTCCACCGCAGTGATAAACGGCGTCATAGACGTCTCATCAAGCGTGCCGAACTTCGTATCACCCGTACCCATCAGCACACTATCGTTACGCAGCGTCATCTTCGCCCGGTCCTGCTGCTGCTTAGTCATGCCCTTCGGCGGCTCAATGTTCGTCGCATACAGGATCTTCCACGAGTTATACCGCTGCACCAACAGTCGGTCATTAGTCGTCAAGTCCAGGCGAGCCGCCACATCGACATACGGCTCCACCTCACCAAAGCAATTGCCCTCAAGGTCCATCAAGTTCGGATACAACACCACCGGGCACACACCGGCAGAATGCTCCACTTCGTCCACAACCCGATAGTTGCCGTCCGAACCTTCAAGGGTGACAATGCGCTCATCGTCAAAGAACTTATACTTACCCGCACGCACACGACGCAGCGCATACAACGGATACTCATCGCCATACGGATCGTCATACTCGGCCACCATCTGCTGCGGCGACACCGGGCGCATAACCGCATGATCCTCACCCGGAGTTAACTGCATAAACGCATAGCCAAACGTCACCACCGCAAAATTCAACTGCGACTGGCGAGAATCCATATCATTGCGCAACCACGTATCCCACATCGGAGAATCCACGCCCTGCTCCGGATCCCGATACCCCGACACCTTCAACGGCTGCGCCGTAGACAAACACACCAGCCGCAACCACGGGGTGCGAGCAAGACGCGCCAAGGACTTCTTCTCCCGCTCCGCGTCCCTCGGCACCGGCGGCAAGCCCTGATCAGACTCCACAATCTGCCGGAACTGCTGCAACCGCAACGACTCCGAATCCATGCGGCCCACAAGATCATCAATCAACTTCATGTCCATTTAGAAAAACCAACTCTCTTCCACCGTCTCCAAATGGCGCACTTCCTGCCCAATTAGAAACTCAAAATGACTCACGCCCAGACTAGCTGCCTTCAAAGGCGTCATATCCGCAATATCAGAATTACGATCAAACACCCACAAATCACCCGTCGGCTTAGACACACCAGCCAACACAGCATGATCCAAAATCTTCTGCCCCACATGCACAAACCGCCCCGACAACACCTTCTCCTTAAAGCCACCATCAGCCTGCGCCACCATACGAGAACCAAAAGGCTTCACCTCAACGCCCACCTCACTCAACGCAGACAACCACTGGCCCGCCGGCCCAGACGCATCCAAGCACACACCCAACACGTCCCAACGATCCACCAGACTGCGCACAGTCGCCACCACATCAGGCGAAACCTCATCATTAAACACAACCTCCGACTGCACCGAACCATCAGCCGTAGCACCAGTAACCACCACAGAAGCCCGGCGCGCCGCAGACACATCCAACGACACCACCACCCGGTCGTCCACAATCTCCGACGACGACATGCGAGCCTTACGCCACTTCGACTCCGGGATCTCCGAATTAGCCGCGAACATCTCCCACACGCCCAAGTGCTCACGAGCAAAGCCGGCCAAGTTATCCGCAGCCTTCGACGTCTTAAAGCGTCGGTTCAAAAAGTCCCACGACATCAGATAGCCGGCAGACGGGTTAGCCTTCGCCCACTCACGAGGATCCCCCGGATCAAAATCGTCCTCGTCCACAGACCACTCCATGAACGCCAGGTCGTCATTATCCCCATCGAACGCACGCTTTCGCAGTGCTGCCAGATGGTGCGAATACGCAAAGCCGGCAGACGACGCCCACAGTGTCTGCGCATTAGGAACCGCACCCATCGTCGGCTCCATCGCGTCCACCATCTCCATCGTCACGGCAAACGCTTCGTCCATCACAAGGAAGTCACACGAGAAACCACGACCCGAACCGCCCGAGCGTGCAAGGAACTGGATCATACGCGGCGACGGCTCACCACGCTTCTCCGGTATCCAATACACGCCAGGCTCCGTATTACCCGTCTTAACCTGCACCTTCTCCGAAAGTTCAGGCGAGCGAGCAATCACATTCTGTAACTTCGACAAGCCCTCCTTCGCGGACTTAAACTCATGGGCGGTGTGAATAATCTTCTTCTCGCGCAGCATGAACATGCCAAAAAGCTCACGGGCCTGGATGATCTCGCCCTTGCCATTCTGGCGAGGGACAATAAGACCAACATCAGGCGCAGCCCAACGGCCGTCCTGCTTCATCGTCAACATGTTCTCCAGGACATAATCCTGCCAAGGAAACAGTGACATGCCCGCAACCTCATGCGTCCACGACACCGCGTCCTCACCAACAGAAGAAAAGAACAAAGGGTGAATATCAATACGCGGCGTCTGCACACCAGTATCAGGCAACACCAGCGCCGAGGTCATGATCTACCCAAAATACCTTTCTTCTCCGCCCACGCGTCCCACTTCGACTCCTGCTTGCCAACCTGCGGACCCTCCGGCAACTCCATCAACTTGAGATCCTTTAACACCTGCCGCAGTGCAAGGAACTGCTGGCGAAACTCCGCCAACAAAGGGTTAGCAATCGGCGCACCCATCTCGTCCATCTGCACCAACTCGCCCTGGAACTCGCGGGCAAACGTATCCAAGTTGTCCGCAATACGCGCACAATTATGAATCAACGTCATATGCACCGACCCAAGCTCACGATCAAACACAAGCTCATTCCACACATCGCGCCCCGTAACCCCAAGGTCCACGGGCGGCTCCAAGTTCATACCCATACAGACATAATAAGCCGCACCCGGCACAAATAGGAATGGCGCCAGCCCAAAGCCGACGCCACAACGCCCCGCCGACGAATGGACATACGAAAACTTCCGAGTTGCTGGGAAACGAAAGACGCCGACGAAACGCACCACCAACCCTACACCACCAACAAAAAAGCGCCGGCCCACAAAGGACCAGCGCCACAAGGTTCCGAACCAGCGCCAAAAATGTCCGTATTTAGCTGCTAGAAAACAAAAGCCCGCCACCCCGGAACCTCAAACACGAATACTACACACCAGCGTTTACACGACCGCCGCAACCCAAGTGACGACTGGGAGTCACGTGCCAGAAGTTGCCGGGGAGAAAAATGGTAGTTGGCGTGGGCGTCTCCCGTTGTTGCTGGTTGGGGGGCCACCCCCCAGGGTTGTGTTTGCGACTCTGTGACCTGCGGTTTTGTGTTTGTCTGTGCTCCGACCTGCATTTTTGTCCGTGTTTGTCCGTGTTTGTCGTGTCGGTATGGCGGCGGTGTGGCCTGCGGGTTTTTGGGGGCCGGGGGG